TTCCCTGTGAGTTGAGATCAACAGCATAAAATGTGGTGTTGATAATAGAAGGGACCTGTGTTGTGACAGACTTTCCAAACGTAGGCAAAATTAAGTTGCCGAAGGTACCAACGTCTACGTAAGAATCTTGAATTGCTTGCTGGTCTGAAAAAGTACTTGATTCAAGTGTTCCAGGAAGTCCTATCGTTGGAAATATTGTCACAGACTCTGCTTCAATATTGTTCTCCATTCCTGATCCAGGGTTGAAGCCGCCAGGAGTGTAATAGCTTGTACTTCCACTTTGCCTTTGTCTAGACGAAAACTTTATCTCTCCATTAGAGGGGTCTCTATATCCAGGCCTAAGAAGAGTGTAGTCAAACCCTGATACTTCTCCAGAAACCAGAAAGTTAGTTGAGAATTCAGAAAATATATGATCTGTGCTTTCGCTTTCTCCCGTAAAAAAACCAAGGCGTGCAAGATGAGTTCTATTTGTGAGAGCGGGTCCATAGCCCCCCGCTCTTGCCCAGCCATATTTAAATAGCTGCTCAACATCATAATCTTGAGTGCCATTTACAGTAAGGCCTCCCTGCTCTTGAGGAAAGTCCCCCCTAAAAGCTAAGACAGCAGCGGAACCAAGTTTGTCAACTCCAAACTTGTAGTGATCAACATCCCTTATTTCTGAAGTAGCCACAAGCTCCTCTCCGTTAAAGGATACGTTGACTTGACCTGGAATATCTCCTTTGTATCTGTGAAGAGCAAAGTTTTTCCATGCCAAAACCCCTAGCTTGTCATCATCTGGGTATTCCTCTCCTTTTCCTCCTGGGCCACAGTCTCCATCGACAAGAGAAAAGCATGAGACCTTTCTTCCTTTTGAGTTAGAGTACCTCTCACCAAACACAAGATTTAAAATAGAGGCTGAATCTCCGTATGCTGGATCAGCAGCCAGAGACGAAAGTCTCATGCCTCCAAACATTCTCTGCCACGGGCCGTCCTCTCCATTCACATTTCCTTTGTAAAGATTTTCCTCACGCCTCATGGCACCGCCTTCGATCAGGCCGCCGTCTGGTCTAAATCTCAAAAACTGTCCTGTAAGATTCCAGTCAACATTGCCCCCTGCTGAGAAATATTGAACGGGCCTGTTTACATTGTTGGTGGTAGGGAAGCCGAGAGAATCCGCGTTGGTGAATACGTTGTTTACAAGAAGGTCTTGATCTGGAGTAAAGAAAGTAGTCCCCTCACCACCTTGACCTTCAGTAAAACCAAGTTCTTCAAAAGCAGAAAAACACCACCACTTAGATCCAATCCAAGGCCTCCTTGCGCAAGAAAGCAAGCACTCAAGATCTTCGTCAAGAGTTATTGACTTGATGTAAAGACCAAACCTTTCTCTGGCTTCACCTCTGTTCTCCTGAATTGTAGTGCTACCAACGGTTTTTTGTTCGTAGTAAGTTTCGTCTCTAAAGACACCAACCTCCACGGTAGCTTTGTTGATCAAAAAGAATCCATCAATAGGTGTTTCTTTTCCTGGTAGATCTCCGTTATAGTTGACGTCAAGTCTTGATCCAGGAATCCTTCCGCCGCCATCAAATCCGCTTTCACCTCCAGATCCTGTCCCCTGAGATGAGTCGTCAGAGCTGGTGTCGGCTGTGCTCGTTTTGTAACTGTTGTTCGTCGCCATGCATACAAGCTTAGCAAGCTCAGAATCCTCTGAAAACGTACTGCCTTGAGAAAGACCCAAGTTAAAAGAGTAAGAAACGTCATTGAAGTCCGTAGAATCGACGTCAGAAACAAAATTTCCAATGTCACTACCTTCATCTCCTGGCCTCTCACCATCTAGAACCCTCGCAATCAAAGAAACCAAAACATCTTTTGAGGCGTCTTGCTCTAGAGTGAAAGAGCATTTTATGTTCACGGCACCCCCCTGTATAATAAGTGGATTTCCAGCACTAGTGCCGAAGTCTGTTTTGTTCTGCTGCACAAACTTTTTTGGCATGTCAATGGGGTCACGACTTAGTGAGTTCCAAGTAAATCGCCTTTCTGTAGCGTTTCTAAATCCACCCGTTTCAGTAAAAGTCGCAGAAACCCCGTTTCTAGTGCAGGCCAATTGAGTTCCAGTAGATGCCCCAGACATGTCTGCATTCATCCACCAATAACCAGTAGGTGGATTGGTTCCAGCAGATGCACCATTGTAGTACTGCTGCACGCCTTGAGCGGGTCTTGAAAAATCATCACCCATCTGAGGAGAGGCATGATACCCAAAGGTAGCGTCGTATATATGCCAGTTCTGTCTTGGCTTGACAGTGTAGCTAAACGTCACAAAATCTCCTTGAGAAAAGTCATCTTCTATGTCTTCTAGGCTCAAGAAGAAGCCAGCGTTTTTGTTGATTGCACCAGCGTAGTCAGCCAAGGATTCGTTTTCTGTTACGTCATAAGGTGATGGGCATGTAGATGGACCCACCTCTATCTCGTATGTTCTGAAATCTTCGCCTCTCTCAAGCGTAAAAAATGCAATGTCCGCATTAGTGTCTACCTTATCAAATCCTTCTTCGTAGTTGCCATAGATCAATCTGTTGTCTATAATCGTCTGCGTTTCTGCGGACAAAGGCACGTTATCAAACTGCTTTGACTGAACGTCATTTGGAACAGCAGCGTTGATTGTTGTGTTGTTGTAGCTTACGGTCGTCGTTGATGGAGTAACCGTTTCAATCACAAACCAAGATCCTGTCTCCCCCTTTCTAATAAGTATCTTAACTTCCTCTGCCTCTGGGCTAATCTCTGCCACTGGAATGGTTAGCTCAATAGCATTTTGCTGATTGAGAAGATCAATGTCAGAAACCCCATTGTAAGAAAGGTATCCTGGAGGTACGTAGACATCGCTGTAGGTAGAGATAGCAGATTCGTTTCCGTCTCTGTAGACTACCTGATATGCAAATTGACATCCGTTTACTCCTATAAACTCATTTGAGTTTACTTCTTCGTCATTAAACCACTGTCCCTGAAGGGGTACGACAGGTGTTTTTGTGCATACAAACAAGAAGTCCTTTGTCCAATCTTGCAGGTTGGGGTTGTGAGGTCCAGCATTGTTTCCGAATCCACCCTGGATGAAATTCATCGCTCTCAAAATATTGAGCTTGTATGGCTCTTCCTTGCCGTCAGTAAAAAACAGCATAGGAACCTCTGTGTAAGACTTTCCGCCTACAGTGATTTTTTGCTGCATGTAGGTTATGTCAGCCTTCACAAAGGACAAAGGGTCGTTCAAAAAGTTTATTCCCTGGCTCTCGTTAGCCTCTGTCCAAAAGACTGGGACTATCTCTTCAGGGTCATGATCAACAGGCAAGTAGTTGTCTGGATCATAAGCATAAATGCCATTCCCAAGCGAGTAGCTTCTAGTGTCAGACTCTGACCCCGTGCCGTTGTCACACACGAAGTAGTATACAACATTGTTCTTGTCGTCGATGCACTTCCCAAGAACGTATCTGTCACCAAAGAACGAACCAGATGTAGCGTCGTTTGGATACGGTCCAGCATCAAGGCTAGGGTTTGGCTCGTTTGACTTGATAGGCTTTATGACACCTGCGTTTCCATCTCCGTCTTCGCTGATAGAAACATTCAATGCGTCGCCCATGTCCTGCTTTGGCAGAACCCTTGAGTCAACAGATCTATTTAGTTTTCTTGGTAACCTCTTATCAATCATCAGTACTTAGGAGATAGTTTGAAGTTCTTTCTCGTAATACGCATAGCCTCCTCCTTGGTGAAGTTGCTAAGTCTTCTATTCGCCTTTCTACGCTCGTTGTAGTACTCAGCTCTAGCCCTAGCCTTTTCATTGGCTGGGACGTTGGCTTTTCTTTCGCACAGTCTGTAGTAGATGTAAGAAAGCAGAGCTTCCTCTGCGTAAACATGAACAACAGGGTTGGTAGACCTAGCCTCGTCAGCTACGTATTCAAGAATAACCTCTGAGTGACCACTGTCTGTGTCTATCTCTATTCTGTTTTGATCAAGGTTTACTCTGTACTCACCCTCCATCATTCCACCACCTACGCCGTAGAGCCTTCCTATCGTGCCGTCGTACAGGTAGTTTTCAAACACGTAGAAGTCGTAGTCGTCAGCTGTGCTCAAGTCTGAGGTAGTAGCTGTCTTGTCGTCTTCTCTATTCGCAATGAGATTCTGAGGCAAGTTCAGCGGGCCCCCAGCACTGTCGTCTGTTGCGGTGTCGTCAGGAATCTTCCTAGAGTAGTTGATGTTCTTGTTCTGTCCAAAGATTCTCAATATCCCATCACCGTCTACAACTCCAATCTTAAGCATGTCAACGTAGTCGTCAGGCAGAGCTACGGTGTTGTTTTCTGAATTAACTGAAAGCCTCAGGCTCTTGATCCTACTTGTCACATCAAAACCTATCTCTCTAATCCCCCTAAGGGCGAAGTTTCTTATTGCTGCATCAGATGCGTTTGATGCAAAGTCGTCAGAGTCTCTTGTGATCTTGAAGTCACCGATAACCTGACTCAGAGGGACGTAGTTCATCCCTGTAGCTGATACGTCTTCGAATGCCATTATTTAGTTTGTGTTTCTACGGTGCCGTACTGAGAGATTATTGGGTCCCTCAACCTTATGCCTATCATTTTCGCCATCTCAGCAATCAGCTCAGACTTGTAGTGCTCTGGAAGATCAAAGTTCCTGCATTCGCTAGGGTTGGGAATGAAGAACCCATCATCACCCTCTTCTAAGGTTACAATCCTTGGAAAGGAAGTCTTGTCCAGCCCTCCAGAACCAGAAGAAGTAGTGCTGTTAATAAAAGCTCTTGATCTAGGCTGCCTATAATACGTCATAACCAGAACTTTTTTTATAGCCAAGAAAAGATCTTCTGAATCATCAGCATCTGGGTCGAACCCAAACAGTTCAATTTTCTCCGCCACAAGAGCTATAGGAAAAGAAGGGGTTGGCGCAGAGAGGTTGCTTGACAAAGCCTCCTTAAGCCTGACTGGGTTGTATTCTAGATCTATGTTCCCAGAGGGGATTTCAAAGGGCTCAGCGTCTTCTGCCGAATCCCTGCCTGGAGCTATTCTAAGACCTATGAGTCTGGCAAAATCGGTGGGATAATTAAAGGTAAGTCGTTTCTCTATAAAGAATTCTCCTTGACTTAATCCGTCACCAGAAAGGGTAAGAAAAGACTCCTCTAGATATTCATGCAGATCGTCTTGTTTTCCTCTGTATACAGAGTCGTGCTGCGACGGGTCTACATTTCTCATCCTAAGAGTCTTAGCGTCAGCAAGCTCTCTAAACATCTCTTCGTAGACTGCACTTTGGGCTATTCCTGCAAACTCGTTGAAAACCCTTGGAGAGATGAATCCTTTCTGGTCTTTGTTCGCAAGATCACGCAGAGCATTGTATACTTCTATTACGTTGATCATAACGCAAATATACAAAAAGAAAAAGGCCCCTTTCGGGGCCCTCTCTTTACGCTAGGCGTTCCAGCCTGTCCTCTATGTCTGCTAGTACAGTAGATCCCTTCTCCGTGAGGCAGAATCTAGTCAATACATCTGTTGGGTCTTGACCCACAGGAACAGATACAATCTGAGTGTTTGAATCAAACCACTTGCAAGCGCTTCTGTCCATCTTGATGATCTGGTAGTCTGCAGCTTGCTTGATGATTGCTCTGGTTCTAACCGTTGGAGAATCAAAGGACTCGATAAACTCTTTTGGCTTTGACTTTGCAATACGCAAGAGGTTGTGTCTAATCTCCGAGGTAGGAGCGTTGATGTTCACTTTGAAGTAAAGCGCCACAGCAAAAAGGTCCGTGATGTCCTTGTCTCTAACCATAGAGACAGCATCTGTAACGAGGAACTCCTTTACAAGCTCTTTCTCCGCGTCAACCTTCTTGTTGACCTCCTTGAACTTGTTTCCACCGTTGGCAGCATTGCCTGGGTGAAGCTCCAAAAATCGTCTCAAGTTAGGCTGGTTCTTGTCCACGAAGATTCTGCCGTTTCTGAAGATAACAGACTTCTTCACCGCCTTGTCTCCCTGCTCGTCACTCCAGATAGAGTTCTCGTTAGGGCAGTAGCGTATCTCGCGGACAGTGTCTGTCTCTTTGTCGTAGACAGTCTCTCCTTGTTGAGGAAGCATGTAAACAATACCTCCTCCACCCATAACCTCAAACTCCTTTCTCTCGTTAGGGTTCTCGTTTCGGACGATAGGGGGGCGCTTAGCCACCTTCTTTTCTACTACAGGGGCTTCTGCCACTGCTGCTTCCTGGACCTTTTTAGGACGGCCAGGTGCCCTTCTGGTTTGTTGTGCCATTTAATTAAAATTTATATAAGTTGAATAAATCAGTTGCTAATTTACTACATGCTGACGTACCAATGTCTTTGTTGATAACGCCAAATCTGCAGATGTTGCCTGTAAACTGGAAGCTGTCAGTTCTGTCTTTTACAGTGCCTAGTCTCTCTATCTTCAATTCGCCGTCAGTAAGGTCGTCAGTGTTCTTGCTGTACGGGCCTCCAAGCCCATCTACGCTAAGAGGAGGTATGTTAGCCACAACATCTCCGTCTTCGTTGTACATGTAAAGTCTGTTTTCAGAATCTCTTCTTATGACAAAAACATGAAGAACAGAACTATTTTCCCCCAAATCAGGGTATTCAGATGAGTCAAGGCTAACTTTAGGGATGTTACCAAACCTGTCATGGTGTCTCATGGCGAACTGTCCAGTTGCACCGCCTTTAATCTTGTCTATAGTGCCATCGCTGGCAGCAACGTATTGCTGATAAGTAAACCCAACACACTCTCCATCAGCATCAGAAAATACTGGTCTTGCGTCACTTATTGACATGACGACATAGAGGGTGTATTCTTTCTCTATTGTTGTGGTAGGTATTACAAAGTGTTCGTCTGTGGCTATGAATGCTGATTTTGTGCCTACGCCACGAGCTTCGCTTGCTGCGCTACAAATTGGCGTACCAACGTTTGTAGCTATGTTGTATGCACTACCTCCTGTTCCAGCATTGGCCCAAGATGTAATCTCATCAGAAGCAGCAAAAGAACTGAGTCCTTCGTGGTTGTAGTCAACAAGAGGTTTGTTTTCGGCAATCCCAAAGTCTATCTCTCCAATAACGTTTGATGCGACGGTTGCTCCAACGGTTCCAGATGTCCCTAGGAACGTCTGAGTGCTTGGAAGCCCTGTGACTCTCTTGACTGGGTTGACAGGTACAATAGACTCTATCTTGTTGTCAAAAGAAACAGGAGAGAAGGTAGACCTCTCATCCACTGCATCAAATCTCATGAGGTGCTTCTTGCTATCTGTAGAGATAAACGTAAGTATTGACTCAATAAGATCTACCTCTTTCCCTTCTTCGCAAGGGATCTTGACGGTTGTCTTCTCAACAGACTCCCCGTCAGTTAGGTTGCTCTCTTGGTACTTAGTAGCTCCGTTGAAGGAAAGTACGACATGGCCCTTATCCGCGCTTGCAAACGCTAGACTGTCGGCAGGAAGAGCGAGAACACTAAGGCCTTGGCCATTGTCTGAAGCTGTAACGCTAGTCAGGTTGATCTCTTCCTTTCTAAATAGAAAAAACTTTTTCATGAAATTGAAATAAAAGGGGGAAGGACCGTTTCCCTCCCCCAGTTATCAGTTTAGATTACTCTACTACAACCGTCTCCGTAGCTCCCATAATGAACCATTCGGATCCAGTCCACATAAGTGTAACCTGCTCTCCAGCAGCACTCAAGTCCACCGTATCAAAAGCAGCGTCGTCCCCGAAAGGACCAACGGAGTCATCGTGACCGATGTTGATTGCTACTGCGGCAGCGGTGTTTACGCCGACAGCCAAAAGAGTTCCTGGCACGGTAGCGCTACCAACAGTAACGGTGCAAGCACCAGTGCAAAGAATTCTACTTGTTGTTCCGTTCCAAGCAACAGTACCCGTTGATATAGACTGGGTGTCGTCATCAAGGAATACAGGGAACACATTTTTTTCTGAAAATTTTCCAGCCATGATTAAAGGTATTGTGAAGATCAGAGCGAGAGCCCGAAGGCTCTCACTCGTCACCTCAGGTTAATTATCCCTCGATCAATACGTGCTGGTTAGCAGCGCGAGTGATCAAGTTGATCTCAGAACGGTAGTGGAAGGTCATAACGTCCTTACCAGCGTCACCGTTCGTGTGACCCATGATTCCACCGCCAGTTACCCAGTGCTCCATTTCACGGCTGTAGCCATTAGAAGCCTTGTAGTTCATCTCCAACGCTGGAGCCTTAGTTCCAGAGCGTGGGTCAACAACTTGAGTCATTGGGCACATAGCGCCTTGGATCTTGGTTGAAGCACCACCCAAGGTTGGGTCGTTCAACAACTTCCAATCGTGCTTGTGGAAGGTGTAGCCACCGCGAGTGAATGACTTAAAGCCGAGCTTCACAGCCAAGTCAGCGTCGTTGTTAAACGCACCGAACTGACCAGCCAAGCCAGCAGTCACCTGCGTAGCGATACCTGCAGCCAACATGTCGTCGATAGCGAGGTCTTGCTTTCTGTTCAAGTACATAGCGTACTCAGCAGGAGCACCTTGCTTATCCAACTCGATGATGATGTCATCAAAGTTAGAGAGAGTCAAAGGAGCAGCTTCTGCACCAGTAGCGACCAAGCCTCTGTCCTTGATAGCAGCGAAGTAACCTTCAGAACCAGCGATGTTAGCACCAGTTGAAGCACCACCATCGTGGAGCTCACCGTACAACATCATCATTTCTCTGCGGTCCTCGAAGCGCTTGCGAGCTTCTTGCTCACCGTACATGAACCATCTGTAATCGCCATTGCCGATGTTCACGTAGCCGACGTTAGTGGCTTGAGAACCATTGACTTGGTAGCGATCCTTGACGATCATGAATGGGTTCTTGTAACGCTTCAATTCTGGCTGCATGAAGTGCTCAGGCTGATCAGAACCTTGGGCGTACATGTTTCCGAGAACAACAAACTCTTGAGTCCCAGAGAAGCCGTCGGCGGCGTTAGACATAGCAGCTCCGTCCAAGCGGGCCAATGTGAGCTTGTCTGCGTCGTCAGTTCTGTTATCGTCAATAACAATGTAACGAGTACCAGTGCTGGCATTCATGATGATATCACGAGTCTGGCAGAACTTAGATGTTGCTGGGTCAACGACATCGCCGTCAGAGCCCTCAGCAGTGATAGCAAAGTCTGCAGTAGCGCCCGTACCAGGAGACGCAGTTGCTTGAAGGGTCAAGGTTCTGTGACGACGACCTTCTTCGAAGTATTCGATTTGGTCAGCAGCACCAGCGTTCTTAAGGGCTCCAGTGAGCTTCAAGAAGCCAGTGATGCCTTGGTCGCCGTAAGACTTAATCAAGAGGTCACGAACCTCAGGTCTGTTGATAGCGTCTGCTTCAGATGAACCCTTCGCCTCCAAGAGGTCGTTAAGGGCTGAGTATTTTTCAGGGGTGAGCCTAAATGCTGGCTTATATGCTGCAGCTGCTACACCTCCTGTGGGAGTACTTGGGCTAGTTGCCATAGTTTCTTAGTTTTTATAGTTTAAAGGTCATGCGACCACCGTCACCCATAATTTGTTTTAGTTGAGAGATAACGGGGTCAACAGTTGTTTCAGTTTGTCCGACCTGCGGTGACTCGGAACTGACGTTTGCTGCCTTATCAACAATACCGCGTTGACCATCGCTCATGCCTTGTCTGTAAGCAGACGAGACGATTCTGTCGATGTTGTCAATCACAGCTCTGTGAGAAGAGAGCATGTCGTAATCCCAGCTACCATCCTCTCGGACGTAAGGATCAAAGTACTCGTCGAGTCGAGCATTCTTGTCAACGAGCTGAGCCTTGTAATCGTCTTCAAGCCCAAAGGTGAAAGTCTTGTCGCCCCCCAAGTCAAACTCAAGGCCCGTCATAGATTCCACCTCCATAGCCATGTCACGAATCCAATCCTCGTTAATGATGTCAGAGCCGTCATCTGAACTGTCAACCTCAGGAGCCATGTATTCACTACGCATCGTCTCGATGCTTTCTTTGGCTTTCTGAGCGTCGATCTTCATCTGAAGCTGCGACAGTCGAACCTCTTCCTCCGAGTGGAGGTCGGTGTCCAACTTGTATTTGCTTTGAACAAGCAGATTGATCTCGTCCGTAGAGAGGTTAGGGTAGTCAGTGGCAAGGTTTACCCGAATAGCGGTAAAATCGTCCATCTCGGACGGATTTAGGCGCTGGTATGCAAACCAATCCTCTGGTGCTCTACCCGTTTCATCTACAAAGCGAGCTATTGCTTCAATCCTTTCGTCTAAAGCGTTTTGTTGTGGAGCAGAAAGGTCATCGAAATCGTAGATGTCCCTACCGAGCCTCTCGCTCAAGTAATTAAGGACTGCATCTTCGATATCAGCTTCCTCGTACTCCTGTTGTACTTCTGGTTGTTCAGCCTGAACCTCTTGTTGTGGCTCAGTTGGAGTTGCGTCTGGGTCTACGTATTGAGACTCCTGAACAGGCTCCTGAGGAGCGGGCTCCTGGACCTGTTCTTGGGCAGCCTCCTGAACTGGGTTTTGAGGCTCTGATTGAGTCTCTCTATCCATGCTTGCTTGCAGCTCTTCTGGAGAGCTTGCAATCTCAAAGTTTGTGATGTTTTCTTCCATCTTAAATTAAATTATTTTGTTTCAAATTACTTGAGGTAGCAGATAATCTGATCTCCAGATGTACCTGTTACCGCCTTGAAGTCGCCGTAGATTACGTTACCAGCAATGCAAGGCAAAGTTGTATTCACATCACTGCGTCTTTCGTAAAAGCCAGCGTCGTGAGTAGAGCCAAGATTGACCCCATCAGAACCAATGTGTGTCCCGTTACCATTGTTTGCTGTTACTTGCTCGAAAATGCCAGCAGCCTTAACAGTCAAGCTAGCGTCAGCAGCAACAAGGACTTGCACAGCAAAAATGTCTGCCGTAACAGTCTCAGCACCGTTGACTAAAGCAAAGCTCTTAGGGAGCGTGTGTGTTAAGTGTGCCATATTATCCGAGTTTAGCAGTTGTGTTATCCATTCCGAATACAGCGTACTCAATGATTTGAGCCGCCTGTGTAGCGTATACCTTGAAGTCTGCATCAGGCACAACAGGGAGCATTACAGCTTCCCCACCACCAATCTTGGCGATGTTTGTTGAGCCCGTGTAGAGGTATATGTATTTTTCTTTCTCTCTATCCATGTTCTTGACAAACAAATAGGCTACCGCAAGTTTGTCATTAGCCTTCGACACAGTCACAGCATCAGAACCCTGAGCCGTACCGAGAACCTTCGTTCTTATGGTATGGCCAGAGTCAACTGGACCAGCGAATGAAGCACTTATAGAAACTGGATACGAAAGGGCATCCTCACTGCCGAAAAATATTTGAGCAGAAATTGTTGCCATTATGCTTCATAGATAACCATGAACTCAACTGTCAAGGCAGTAGAGACGCTTGGGGTGATCTTGATGTCTTGGTCTCCGTTAAACGGGAGCAAAGCCCAATCACCAGCGTACAAACGACCCAAAAGCTGAGCTTCAATGGTTACCAGGATATGCTCTGTAGCAACAGAGCTCGTGTTCCTGATGTAAACCTTGTGAGCCTTGTCGTCGGCGTAATCGCCTTTATCAATAAGGGTTTGGATGCTGTTCGTGGTGAAGGTCTTTCTAGACACACCTGTAGTCTGGTCAAGACCAGTAACTGTTCCCGCTTTCGTGAGAGTTGATGATGTACTCAAAGACAGGTTATCACCAGTGAGGTCTGGGCTGCTGAGAGTAAGTGAAGCTGTAACTGTAGCCATTTTAAAAAAGTATTGTTGTTGTTGGTTTTCGCAAATATAGTGATTATCTATTTTTCTTTAATATTCTGTATCTACTCACCCTGCCTTTTTCCCTCTTCTCTTTTCTAGCTCTTGTTTTTTCCGCAGGAGTAAGCTCGCTTGCAGTCACAGGAGTGTCTTTGCTGACTCGTACTGTAGGCCTAAAGGTTCTATCTCCTTTTGAGTAATCCTTATCTCCAGACAGCGTTCTCCATTTTTCTTTAAACCACCGCTTTAACTTGAGGCCTTCCTTTGTTTTTCTAACCCTCCCCATTACTTTTTCTTGCCCTTGCCATAATTATTTGCACCCTTCTTCCTGCAAATTGCTAGTCTTCCACTAGCGTATGCACTGGGCCATGTATTACCCCTAGCTATCTCAGCATTCTTAACTTTGTGATAGCAAGCGTCTTTCTTTGCCTTCATGACTTAGGGTGATTTACGAGTTTGAACTTTGCTTTTGCGATAGCGCCAGGGTGAGGCTTGTAGTCGCCCTTCATCAAGAAGTACCTTCCACGTTCCTCCATCCAGTGGTATCCTTTTGGCGGATCCACAGAAAGTGTCTTCTGAGAGATTTTAAGCTTTCCTCCCTTATTGTACTTTACTGTTTTCATTTGCATCGGCATCTCCACTTGCGTAGAGCTTTGTTGATTCTTGAGTTAGGGTCTCTACGAGTCTTAGCGCTAGTAAGCCTCTTCTTCATTCCACACATACGCTTGCAAAAAGACTTGCGTCTCTTGGCATCCTTACTGCCCTTTTTGACCTTTCCAGTAACAGCAGTCTTAAGCTTGCTTCCAGGATTGGCTCTGCGATATGCTGCGACACCCTCAGGAGTGAGCCCACCAGACCTGCTCTTGTGGACGCCCATCTTCATCTTGGGCATTTTGGCTTTTCTCTTTAGAACCTTGGGCATAATGCAAATATAAGAAAAGGCCTAGAAGCGATTATTCTCCGATAAGGTCGTCTATAATCTGAGAAGTGTCCTGAGCTTCTTGAACCTCTTCAGCCTCTCCTCTCTTTCCCTGTCTTTGAGAAATAAGCTTGCTCTGCTGAACGGCTTGCTTCTTAACTCTGTCGTCTTTTCTATCCTCTTTCAGTACCTCAAGCTTCTCCTTGAACTCCTGCTCTTCTGTCCTAAATCCAAGAGTGGCCTGAGCTCTGATCATTTCGATCTCTCTTCTGTACTGATGCTTAACCTGCTCAAGTTGAATTTCAAGCTGGTTCTTAAGTTGCATCTTCTGAGCCTCAAGCTGAGACTCGATCTGCATTTCCTGCTGCCTAGTTTGAGAAGCCGTCTGTGCTGCTTGAGCTTGTTGCTGAGCCTGCATCTGAGAGTTTTGCTGAGCAATCTCTTGCTGCTTCTTCATTCTCTTCTGGCGACGAACAATAAGAAGTCTTTCTGCCTGGTTGATGTCCTTAAGTTGCCTAATAGCAATAGCGTCCTCTAGATCCAACTCTTTTTGAGCGAGTGAAACCTGAATGTTCTGCTCAAGGAACTGCCTTTCAGCATCCTCCATCTCCTTCTGAACCCTGACTCCAAAGTTGTACATAGGGAGGTCAGAGAAAGAAGAAAGGACTTTCATGTTTGCTTCTCCGATAGCGTTCTTGTAGATACGCATGATCGCAGAATCGACAGGCAAGATCTGAAGACATCTAACCACATCCTCACACACCTTCTTGAATAGAACCATAGAAGCGTTAGTGATGTCGTAGATGGCATTGTTTCCAGCAGCAATAGCCTGCTCACGAACTCCAACCAAAGCTTCCCCTTTTGGAGAGCTTGCATCCATAGCCTCGTTGACCCCTGTGGAGTCTCTGATGAGTCTAAGGTAGTGGTTGTAAATACCAATGAGTTCGTTTATGTTCCTGATGCTATTACCGATCTCTCTGATAGGTGGGTTCTGGAACCCTCCTTCAGGATCTTTGCTTCTGTAGTAGAAGACACCAGTTTGTTCGTAGATGTCATGAAGCTCAAGAGGCTGCAACTCTCCGCCCTTACCGAGCTGTACATTCTCCAATCCTTCGATGTCAATAATAAGACCATCTGGCTTAGCCTTTGCAATAGCCTGCTGAATCTTCAGGTGTGTAATCTGAAGCATGTCTGCAAAACCTACGCAGCTATCGACCATGGACTTAGGAATCATCCTGCGGATGTTCGTAGAAATGGGAGAGTAAGAGAGCCTAGCCCTAGTGATGTCGTGGATGTTCCTAGGCATGTTCTTTTTCATGCCATAGTCAAACAAGAAGTTTGTACCCAAGATGTAGCTGCCACCGTAAACGGTGACAATGTTCATGTCTCTAGGCTGTCTGTCGTAAATGCTTTCTTTGCCCTTTTTGTAATCAAACCCTTCGTAGAAGAATAGTCTGTTGCCGTACCTGTTTTCTTTGTCCTCAAAGAACATGCAATCGACAGAAAGGAACTCAAAGTCCAAAACGTCAATCATGTACTCATCGTAACCGTATACGTTACGCTTCAAGTAATCATCGAAATACTGGTAGTTAAGCTTGCTCGAATCGTTGCCGTTCGTGCCTGAGGCGCCTTGAGCCATCTTTGCGTAGTCGTCCTCAGTGAACTGATCACCAGCAAGGCGCTTGAGCTCTGAGATAGAGATTCTTTTGATGTGACCCGCATAGCTGAGGTCGTTCATCCCTGGATCCTCAGTGTAGCTGTGTACGAATCGAGTTGGGTCTACATACTCGGTCTTGATTCCGTAGTTCGGGTCGTTGCTTCTCTTAACCACAGCCATCCCGCAAGCAACCAAATCGTTGACACAACGTCTAAAGATGTCGTCGTTGAAGTTGTTCCATGACAGCGTAAGGTTTGTACCTATCTGCGCTGCAATCTCAGCATCTGTTTTGAGGTTTGTCTCCAAGAAGATTTCAGCCTCCTCCAAAGAGTCTGGCAACATGTCTGGATCTTTGTCCAGAATCAATCCACCTGTTTCTTCCTTGAGTTGAGCCAGGTCGTCCTTGATCTGAACCTGAGTCTTAATTCTCTGCTTCTCCTTGTTCTTCTCTGAAGAGGAGATAGGGTCAATGGCTTCAAGGTTTGGGTAGGGATCCCTGGACAAGATCTTGTTTGCTACGATTCTAGCAAACTTAGGCAGGATAGGAACAGGGGTGTAGTCGAGATTGACAAGGCTTCCGTCTGAACTGTTAGGGTCCATGGAAGTCAATATGCGCTTGTATATCGTAGTGTCCTGAGTACCGTTAGCGTAGTCTCTATTTCGCTCAAAGATTTTGTTTCTTCTGCGATACATAGACCCAGTGTCCTGCGTCTTTCCCCACTGGTTCTCTATGGATTTGGCATACTTCAGACCATACTTCTTGCCCTCCTTTACTTCTTGTGGCGCTAGCGGATCTGGAAAGTTTTTGTTCTGCCTGTTCTTATTGTTGTACATCAGGGCATCTGCATTTTTGCAAATATAGAAATATTCTGATTGTTAGCCTATTGGCTTGTATCTCCTAAAGAATTTCTTCTCATCAAATTTGACCTCTTTCTTTTTGATCTTGGATTTTTGAGCAGCAAGAAGAGCCAAGCCTGCACTAATGGTAAGGTCAAACTTTGTTCTGTCGTTGATCTTAAAGCCTATCCAGTCTTCAAGGGTCCTGTTGAAATACATCTTTCCATACTCACCGCTATCCCTATTCATTCCAACGTGATCATGCACGTAAGCTTCAATGGCGTGGGCATGAGCTTGAATGACATCCTGAGAGTTAGAAGGAATACCTTTGGTCTTTACATTGACTTTGGCATTAGCCGAGCTCAAGTGTTGAGGCCTTGCCATTAGGTATCCGTCGTAACCTCTTGTTTCAAAGTATCTTGCGATACCATACTTGTTGTTCTCGATTAGGATGGGGTATCCGTAAAACACAGCAGCCATAAGGACATCTTCGTAGAAGATTTTAGCCAAAGGTGGACGGGACGCATACTCCAGCACAAACATGTTCGATGGATGCTCCATGTGAAACTTGTTGTACAGGTGTAGCGCTCCTTTAGACCCCCGTCCATCGACGGTGGCGTCAAGGTCGTAGGAGTCAACCCCGCCTACCCCCAGCTCTGCATTAGGCGCAATACGTTTGCCTCTCTCCATCTTCTGGAGATTTCTAAGGTCTTCAGGTGGCATCCACGAAACGTGAAACCTACCTTTTGGATCTGGCTTGAATACTACCTTGGTGTCCTTCACACCGTCCTTCCAAACGAAGTTCCCCACAACCACAGGGTTTGGGAACAAGTCGTCATTGTATTGTATCTGCTCATAGATCTTACCAATGTTAAACAGGCTACCGTCAATGCTATCTCTAAATGCCTCATCAGTAGTAAACGGGAACTGACGAGTTACCTCGTTAAGCTCTGACGGGTCGTGCTTGAGACTGTGCCTTTCGTTCTTGAGGTAAGTCTTGGCGCCAAAGATTATATCCTCACCATCAAGACCCTCCACAACTTTGGTCGGGTCGTCAATGACAGGCTTGCCGTACTTGTCAAAAAAGCCTTCTAGAGACTCAAAAGAAGGAATGAAAAGCCTATACAGCCCCGTCCTCGTCCGCCCATTCGCGTTCCTCTCGTTGGGATCGGAGTCCCTCCAGAGCTCCTTGTATTCCTTTCCACCCTTGTCCATCGGATTTACGGTGCTTCCCACCATTGCCTTTCCGACGATTTTTCGCCCTACGATCAAACACGTCCGTTGAATCCTCCAGGCGTCTCTTATGTCTGTAGGTTTTTCCCATTTTCCAGCCTCATCTAAATACAGCAAATGTAGCTTCTCGCCATCATAAGCGTTGTTGGTAGTATTCTTCCAGTTAATTACCGTATTAAGAGCTTCGCCCGTCTGCGAAGTCTTATTTTTCTTCGTGATTCTCTTACTCGGCTCGCGAAAAGCCAACTCCATGCGTGGGTTAGTGGTACCATCTTGAATGGGTTTAAAGAAGAAGGGGTAGTGACGAAACATTTGCACCACCTTCTTCATGAAAATATTTTCTTGCGCGTCCTTACCAGTCTTCGACTGTATTCCTAGGAGCTTATCTTTGACTTGTGTGGCTTCGTCAAGAAGCACAGCGGAGCAGATATTGGTGTATCCACTCCGTCTGCACTTCGTATAGAGCTGTCCGATGCATCTCGGATCCGCCTCACACGCTGCCAAATGTACGAAAATATCTTTTTGGAAGTTCAGGAAGCTCGGATAACCTATGTCCATCCGAGTCCACTGAAGCATCATATAGTGCCTACCCGTAATATATGTAGGCTCACCGTTATTATAGAACCAAAAGCCCTCACGCCTACGGCGAAACTCCTCCTCGATATACGGAGAAAACTTTTGTCGAAACTCCCTCGGCATTTCCCCCCACTCATCCATAGAGCGAATCCTAGACAATTCCTCTGGCATACTATCCCTTTGCCACAGTTGCAAGCTTTTTGGTAAGTCATGTCCTTTAATCTCCTTCTTGGGAGGCTTAGCGGGAAGAACAATGACCAGCCCACCAATCTCGACAACTTCACCTTTCGTACCGTTGGGGCAAATTGATACAGCTGGCTCATCATATTCGTCTATGTTTACAAGGACGCTCATCAGAACACCTGGCCATACCGATTGCTTTTGAAGCTTGGGGCGCCAGACTTAGGGTTTTTCAAATCCATGTACTTTCCACACGGACACTTGATGTCGTGATATGCACCATCGTTTCCAAACTTAATGGTGACACCACTCTTGGACTCTTCGTGCTGCTCTTCGCAGCTGCAAATGTATTCAGCCATTGTATTGAATTTAGTACGCCCGACAGGATTCGAACCTGTGACCGTCTGCTTAGAAGGCAGATGCTCTATCCAGCTGAGCTACGAGCGCATTCAATTTATTCTTCGTTCCAGGACTCTTCCCAGAAGTAGTGGTGACCATCATTACCGTTCTGACCGATGATGTTCATTCGCCTGTTAAGATAAACCTCATCCTGCCACCACGGAAATTTACTTTGAGAATTTTTCTGCGAATCCTCCTGAGTAGTCTTTGGCTTCTTCGATTCCTCCATTGTTTTTTAGGTCTTTGATCATTTGTT